CCGAGATGGTGTTGGCGAAGGTACTCGCAGCGTCTCCACTGCTGAATCCACTGAAGACCGGATCTTCAGCCATCACTTACCTCCTCTGTCGCCAACGCACTATCTCTAGCCAGTTCCGTCGCTCCCGGCTGGATAGGTCCCTGATCTCGCTCAAGGTCCATCCGGGATAGTTCTGAGTCAGTGCGTCATACAGAAGAGTCAGTGATCCATAGGTGTGCTGTGTCCTACTGAAACAACGCGGCGGCGTTGAGCGGGTGGGGCTGCTCATTGCCGCAAGTGGGGCACTTGATCGTCACCCCCTGAAGGTCTGGCCCCACCCGTCGCTCCTGAATCGAGGCCAGAATCTCCCGACGATCCTTCATCGGAAGGTCCCGAACATCGTCCATCCCCATCACGGGAAGGCCGTCGATCGTGGAGATGCTGTCGTGCAGGATCTCCGAGTTCATCGACGCGACGGTCCGGTCTGACTCCGACATCAGTTCGAGGATCTTCCGCTGTGTCGCCCCGGTGTAGAGGTCCACCTCGTACACGTGCTTCTTGCCCTTGACCGTCCACGACAGATCCTCAACATTCGCAGTGCGAATCTTCAGATCCTTCGTGATGTCTACGGTGACCTCGTAGGTGCTCCGACAGTCGGTGCAGGTCGGCTTGAGTTCCACCTCCGAACCGAACGTCGCTGCCCGAATAGCGATCAGAAGCGAGTCCCAGTCCCCTGCGACGAGGCTGTCCAGCCTCTCGTCCGTGGCCTCATCTGACCCAAGACGGACGGTCCCTCGACTGATCATGGCGATGATGGAGCGCCCAACATCCGAGATCCGCCCGAGGGCTTCCTCGTCGCGACCCGTCAGTTCCCGGACCTCGAACTCCGTGGACGGGAGCATGTTGTCCTGCATGTATGGCGCTGCGAGGGTGAAGACGGTACCCGGAGGGTCCTCCAACACCGGTCCACTGGGGCGCTCCCCTGCGGTGCCCTGATTGGCCTCATCGATCACCCGCTGAACGCTGGGATCGTTGATCCGGGTATCCGTCTCCATCTGTGCTCCTCGTGTCAGAGTGCGAACTGTGCCTCGTTGTTCGTGGTAGACCGACCGCCGAGGTCGTTCTCCCAGTACATGTCCAGACCCTCATGGACGAGAGTCATCTGCTCGACCGCGATGGCGTTGTCGCCAGCGTTCAGGTCAGAGTACGCCAGCGACGAGATCCAAGCGTTGTAGGCCCGGAAGGACATCGCGATCGGGTCGTTCCGCGAGGACGCCAGAGCGTCGCCGTAGGGGACGCCAGTGTCGTTGCCCATGTTCACCGGGTGCTGGAGAACGTGGATCGTGACGCTGGACCGGAACTGGTACGCCGGGTACCCGCCGTTGGTGGTCGGGCCCACCGCAGCAAACAGGCGCTTCATCCAGCGCCATGCCTGACTGTTGCCGAGGTGGACGCCTCGGGTGAGGGTGATCGGGGAGAACGACGCCTGACCCGGGATCTGGTGCAGGGTCGTGTTCATCCCGCCCTCGCGGTAGGGGATCGCTTCGACGGCCATGGACAGCCCGGAGACTGACGTGAACCCGAAGTTCACCTTCTTCATCGGGTGCGGGGTCCCGTAGGGCTGGAACTCAACGAGGAACCGAAAGTTCCTCGTCGGGTCCGAGTTCAGACTGTCCCGACCATTGATCGGGAGATTGGCGTTGGCAGCGGCTGTTCCCATGGGGGTCAGACCTCCTCAGTGACGACGGTGGACGCATCCGACTCGAACTGGCCGACCCGGATGACGACGAACTCTGCCGGGAACGCGGGTGCGATCCCGATCTCTACGTGGACCTCTCCATTGGAGATGGTCTGTGTGGTGTTGTTCTCGCCGTCGCACTTGACGTAGAACGCCTGAGAGAAGTCGAGGCCAGCGAGGCCCCCGATCTGCCAGAGTTCCGAGAGGAACGCACCATTGGCGACCCGCAACTGCTCCCACAGAGCGGGAGAGTTCGGCTCGAAGAGGGCGAACTGACTGACTTCGGCAGCCCTCTTCTTGACGAAGTTGATCGTCCGACGCACGGAGATGTACTGATCCGTGGTGCCGAAGGCCCGAGTGCGAGCACCCATAGCCGCGATTCCAGCGCCGGGGACAGGGCGAACGACGTTCACATTCATCCCGGCGAGGGCGTCCAACTCCGTGTTGGTGAGGCGGGTCTCGTTGGCGACCGCGCCTGTCAGGGTGGCCCCGACTCCGGCGGGAGCCTTGAACACGCCCCGTGAGGTGTCCGTGCGGAGGATCATCCCTGCCACGGAGGCGCCCGGGGGGACCTTCTTGATGCCACCACGGACCGCGTCAGGAGCCGGGTCCGGGACGTAGATCCACGGGTAGTACGACGCCGCGTAAGCCGAGGAGGGGAGTGAGGCCCCCAGCATGTCCGGAGTCTGGTTCTCGGCGGTATCCGCGATGATGATGGAGTCCGCCCGACCTGTCGGACCGTCGATCTTGGCGACCAGCGCAGAGACATCGGCGACGCCGGGGGCGTTGAAGATGAAGTTGGCGTCGATGGAATCGAATCCATCGAAGGCCGCACTGTAGTCACCCGCGACGACATCTGCGACTCCATCAGAGCCACCCGCGAGGGTTTCCACACCGCCGTCAGCAAGCGGCGCGTCGTCCTTGTCGATATCGACCACCGAGATGTACTGGCTTCCGATGGTCGGCGAGTTGATGATCGAAGGAGCGTACCGAGGAGATGTCTGAACCATGGACAGGTCGCGGAACCTCTCCACCGTGACGCCCGTGCCCCGAATCTGCTCGCGGACGGTGAGGGTGAACGTGCCTGACGACACGACGATGTCCACAGAAACCGCGTTGGCCCACACCCCCTTCGTGACAGCGTTGAGCACCAACCGATCAGCAGCAGTGTCGTTGAAGGTGGCCGTCGCGGCCACGGCGTCGGAGGCGAGGACGCGCGTGACGTAGGCGACGCTGCCTCCGTTGTTGAAGAACTGGTAGAGCGCATCCGGGAGGGTAGCCCCGGAGGAGAACCCGCCGAACTTCGCGGAGAAGTCCGACCACGAGGTCACAAGGACAGGATCGACGGGGCCACGTGAGGCGGTACCCAAGAACCCGCCCACCGCCTCAGAGGTATTGGGATTCGAGACCACGCGGGGGAGCGGGGCTTCGCTGACGTAGACGCCGGGACGGCTCATGAGAAATCTCCATTCAAGTGTGCGTACAGGCCAGTCATTATTCCGTCACAACCACCGAGTCGAGGGCCTCTTCGCCCCTCCACTCGTCCGCCCGAGTGCGGATGTTGATGTGCACCGACTCCGTCTGACGGAAGTTCTCCACGACCCCGAAGGGGACCTCAGAGGACATCCGCATCCGGAAGATGTTGTTGAAGAGGCGCTTGCCACCCTCCTCACGATCTCGCTTCGTGTGGCCCAGATAGTCCAGCCGACGGATGTACCCGTCAGCGGTCCGGACCACACCCGCGCGCAGGGACGTTCGACCGCCAAGGATGCAGGACCGAAGGATCTCCCGGTCATGGCGAGGGTTCCTCGACCATGTACCGATCTGGTAGTGCAGATCGACGGGGGTCGTCATCTCCGTCCGCCACTTGTGGTTCTCCGGGAGTTCCGGGTAGCCCCACCAGTCCAGCGGATCGTTGTCGAGCCAGAGGTCACCTCGGTGAACCCTGTCCAGACCCTCAGTGATCTCGATCAGGTCCACGGTGATGTACGGGTACTTCTGCTCCCGGAGTTCCTGATCCGGATGGCCGAACCACGCTTCGACGTTCCGGGTCTGGTTCTCATTGTCCGACACGACGATCCCCTTCATGAGGTCGCGCAGAGCGCGGTCTTCATCAAGGAGGAAGCCCTCGGAGGGGTAGGTGGGGATAGCGGTCATGAGAACAGCCTCCCAAGTCGGTCAAGGATCTCGTCCATCGAATCGCGGGAGATCTCCTCGATCTTCTTCTTCATCTTCGGGGTGTGGAAAGAGGTGAGGACCGACTTGGGTCCAGAACTGGAGGTTCCGAACTCCAGATCCGCAGCCTCCTCAGAGTCTCCGCTGAAGGCGACACCGATACCGGTGGGGGAGCGAACGGTGGAGAGGCGGGCGGCGGTCTCTTCCGGCCAACCGGCCTCAACTGCGCGGTTCTGGACAAGGGGAGTCATCCGAGAGGCAACACGATCCAAGGCCGCATCGACAGACCTAAGCCCCTCGGGCATTTCGCACCGCCCCTTACCGCAATTCGGGAGAGGCCCCGCAGTGGGCGTTCTCCTATGACCACCACCGTAGGGGGTGTGGAGGAGCCCGTCAGGTTCAACGCAGCGAAAAGCCCCGACGCTCAACGGGGGAGTATTGCGCCGGGGCTGTTCGTTGTCATCCCTTGGGAAGAAGACAAAGGGAAGGCTACCAGATCCTCTACCGGGATGTATCGACTCGAACCATCTGCGGATCGTTCGGCTGCGGCGGGTAGATGTCCCGGGCAGCCCACTCGATCAGTTGGGGGTCGTTGACGTACTCCTCCGGGTTGGACTGGTTGGCGTCGATCGTGAAGATGGTGTGGGCGTTCCGCAGTAAACCGCGAAGGTAGGTGCGGGTTGGGGTGAAGATCTTCCCGCGATACAGGACCCGGTCCTTGATGTGCTTGTCCGGATCCCAGACGAGGCCCGGGAAGACCCGCTCGACCTCGTCCATCGCCACACTCACGCGCAGGATGTCGGTGTTGTAGAAGCCTCGATCGTTGTGGACCGAGGGTCCCTGATAGATGAAGGCCGCGAAGGCGGGGATCCGCACAGGCTCCTTCCACTGACGACCGGTGATCTGGTCCGCCACGTCATAGATCTCGTCCACGGCGGAGGCGTCTGGATCGAACTCGACCCACTGGACGTGATGACCGACGGGAGCCCGAAGTTCGCCGTCGATCCCGTCGAAGATGGCCTTCTGCTCCCATCCAACCGTGAATCGCCCACCGGGGTCGCTATGCCTCATGTCTTCAGGCTACGGCCATTCACACTGCGAATCTGGGCCTACCGAGCGATGTTCATCGGCACCTGAACAACGCTGCCGCCCCCTTCGAGGCGACGAGCCCAACAGACCACCTCATCTGGCTCGCCGCCGTTGGAGGTCTTGTTCGTGTGCAGCCATGCCGTTTCGATCTTGGGAGAGTTGTCCATCCCCTTGATGTAGATATCGACCCTCCCTCCGTTCGGTACCGAGGAACCGGCGCTTCCGATCTGTTGGTTGTTCGACACGCCCGCTGCATCGGCGACCCACCACTTGGATATGTCCCTCGTGGATCCTGAGTAGTTGTAGATGTAGATGTAGTTATTATCGAACGAGATTCCCCATTTTCCCGGTTCACTCGACGCATTCGCCCGATACAGCGCCAACCCTGCATAGGATGCGCGCTCCGCCCGCGCCAAGTTGGAGTTCCCCCGACGCTCCGCTTCGTAATGGACAGCGTGCTGGGCTACCCCGTTCGTGCTCGATCTCTGCGTGTAGGACTTCGCCAGTCCCTCCTCCACCAAGACTTCACAGAGATCGCTGTTCAGATCAGTGACATACACCGATCGACAGGTTCGGAAGTTTCCGTCACCTCGTGAGGCGTCATACCCCACACCAGAGGGGTACGCCGACTTCATCAGTACGCCTACGTTCCGACCCCGAGGAATGTGCTCGGTAGTGCGCCGCCATGCTGACTTGCCCCACTGCCACGACTTCGTACCATCTTCCTTGA